AAATCGCTATGCGGTTGATTTACCGCCTCCTTTACACCTGCTCCGGTAAATCCAATAGTGCCTTTGAAATTGCTTGACTCCATCACCACCTTCTTTCCGATCATGGTTTCCTGAACAGCTTTTCGAATGAATCCTCTTTCGAATCGCATCGTCTCCCGATCGGCAATGGATCGAATCCGTTGCGCTTGCTCATCACCAGCCTCTCGAATGAATGGATGTGATTTATCAAACACTTGAGAAGTTTTACCGACATTGTTTCGGAACATCTCTTTCACATCTGGAAGAGCTAAGGGTTTTACTTCAGATGTATCATCGGGTCTCCAACGAACATAACATCTACAGTTCCAACCATTAGGCGGATAGTAGTTGTTCCAGAAGTTGTCCGTAACAGGAAGTATGGTACCGTTCAATAACTTGTGCTCATCCCGCACACGGCCATCACCAATCGTGAAGTACTGAAGCTTTCCACCTCTTCTTTCAAAATCTTGCCATTGTGCAGCGGCTGAAGCTGCGCGGGTTGCATAGTTATACTCTGCCTGAAGCCAGTTAACATTGTACTTTTCATTAATACCAAGAGCTACTTTTTTGAAGGCACTAAATGAAAGTGGCTGACCGTCCTCACCCGTAAGCGCACGTGTAAGTTCAATTACATTCGTGTGGTTTTTGAAAGCAGCAAACGTGTTTACATTTCTGCGCATTTCAAGCAACCCAATTTGTGCTTTGTCAAAGAACTTCGGAAGCTTACCGTATCCCTCCTGGAGAGCCTTCCAATACTCGTCAGTGGTTGATTGCCAGACATCCTTATCAAGCTGGCCAGCAGTCAGGTTTTTATCGAAGATCTTCTTCATCATTCGACCAAGAAGATCATCCTCTATTTGAGCCGTGGGATCAAACAAAGGCGCATGGTTATGCGCACAAGTATTGTAAATGGCTTTTACTTCATGCGCTATCCCAACAAGTCGTTCAAGGAGAGCATACCCTGCTCTCCCTTCTTTAACTTTTTTGCGGGGCTACCTCCTGCGCCCTTCTGCTTATCATTTTGAGAAGCACCGCCAGTGGTGTTTTCGTCCTCCTGTTCGTCAGGATTGTTTTGAGCATAGGTTAAGTATCGAAACTCTTTGCCTTTAAGCGGATAACCGTGTTTGATAAGGAACGGGAAAAGAATGCTGTTGTGATGATACGTCTCCTTACGCTTCATAGCCTCTACATAGTCATTCAGAATACGCTCCTGTGCTTCAGCACTTCCAACATGGGCCTTTTGATCTGCAAGACCTGCACCACCGCTGATGAGTTTACTATTCTGATCATCGCTCAGTTTGATATTCTCAACATAGATGTGATGACTATCCGTCTTGTTGCTTTCGATGATCTGCAATTCATCTTCATCATCCAGTATAACCCACAAGTTGTTTCCAAACTCGCTGGCCATTTCTTCCTTCTCGTTCAACTCCTTTTTGTCGGTGCTAGCAGTTTTGATCGCCAGTAATGGAATTCCAAACTTCTCGGAGTGTCTGCTCCAATCGGTACGACTGAAATTTTTGAAGATCACCTCCTTAGCAGCAATGGCCAATAATCCAAGTTCGGAAGGCTCACCCACTTCAATAAGGAATTCGTTCCACGGAGCTTCACGGTACGGTATGCCCTTCTCGTGTGCCGGATCAAGAACAACCTCACCACACTCTGGTCGAACATGATCTCTGTCTATCAGTTTAACGCTTCCAAATTCCTTGCTTAAACCGTCCTCAAGTCCTGCTATCATTTCACCAAACTCAATAAGCGAATGTCCGTGAAATCTTGCCTCGTGGTAAAGGGTTCTGTAATGTTCAAACCACATACGTTGAAACAAGCGAGTTGATATCTCATCAATTGTGTCAGTGCCTTTGTTGAAAATCGCAAAGGGAGAACCAACTGCTTTTAAAATGTTGGTCTGCATTTGTGAGTATACGTGAGGGTCTCTCAACGTCTCTTTGTAGATAGCGTATAGTTGATTTCTGCGAGGACGTTGTGGGTCTTCAGCTTCGTCAATAGCCATTTTAAGTTCGTCTTGCTGCATGAGGGTAACGAACTGCCGTCTGCGCGTTAGCTGCATGCTCAATCGCTTCTTATTACCAACAGAAGGTTTGATGTCTTGTGCTGTGGGGAATAACTCCTTCCAAGCGGTCTTTAAGCTTTTGATCTCAAATTTCATTACCAGTATCTTTTGGTTTGCTTCTCATACAATGGGTTGTGACTTCTTTTGGGTTGACTTCCCCAACGGAACTTTGTCTCCGGCTTGGTTCCTCCTTCGCCATCAGGAACCTGAATGGAGGGAAGATCAACGTTCATCTTACCATCGTTGATTTTATCCAGTATCTCGATGGTGAGATCGTAATCCTTAATTACTCGCGCTGGTACCAGATCGTCCGGCACTCTTTCATAGATGTAGTAAAGTACCAGGCACTTCACCCAACGCATTACCTGCTTGGGTCTTTCCACACCTGTTTTGCTGAAGACAACATCCGCATCATATCCACCACCGATCAGGGCATCCCGAACGGTTGCGATGGCTGTGCCTTCTGCGTCTTCCAATATTTGATCTTCATCGGCATTATCTTCCTGAAGTATCTGATCGAGTTTGTACTCACGGATTTGATGCAGGTAATCTGCCTTTGTAATAAAGTCGCTCATGTTAGTTCAGAAAAAGTTTGAAAAGATGGATATCGTAATCGTCAACCATTACAATGGTTTGCAAGTATGGCTTTGCCCTGTTGAAATCGATGCTTATCAATTGCATGATGTGTGCGTTAGTCGTGTTCATGCTTTCCGTGCTGAGTTAGTTTTGTACTTGCCTGTTTTAAAGCTGCGACCCTCACGCTTCTTTGGTGCCCTCTTGTTGAGTATGTGAACACCTGCTTCACATGCATCGGGGCCATCATCATGGCCGTTGGGAAAGGATAAGAATTGATCGCGAAGGGTAATCATGTCAGGACTTTTGCGAAAGGCTTCGTTGAATAAGAGATAACCTCTTTCAGCCAGTGGAGACATGTCTTCAATCCGTCCTGTCTTGTCAGGTTTGGCGCGTTCGTCTTTCCGGATGCGCAATTGGTAGCCGCGTTGATCTCCCTCCAATTCATATTCAGATAGTAGTAAGTCTTGCATGAAATTCGCCTCGATGTAGTGAGGACAATTCACCTCGCTCTTACCTCGATTGATGCCAATCATTTGTTGCTCACCACGGATTACCAAGTCAATGTCGTAGTGAGCATTTACCATTGCCGATTTGCTGGCCTGACGTAACCAACACCAAATGAAGTGATAATGGAATCCTATCTTACCAATCAACACAATTGCCTTGAAGTCGTTTTTCTTGGTATCCTTCCAAGACGGATCGACAGTCACAATAAGTGCATCGTACTTGTCCAACGACAAGCACTTACCCCAAGGAAGCTGCTCATCCTTAAAAATATCTCCATCCTCGATGTGCAGGTGATAGAACTGGCGCATCGCATTGCGATAGCCCATTTCTTCAATACGCTTTGAGATATGTTTAAGCGTGTATCGAGACCATGCCGGAACACCTCCGTTTTCAGGAAGTAGCATCTTATGTGTCTTCGGGTCTTCCGTTGCAAAAACTTTGATGTGCTTAATTCCCTTACGCTTCGGATCACCCTCGTTGATATCGCCCACGATGTGAGCGGTCAGATCATTCTTTGCTGTTCTGTTATTGGCATATATGAAACGCTTGCCCTTGATGGAAAGACAGCCGAGGAATTCACCAAGCACCCAATCAACATCTTCTTTTACACGCTCCTGATTCTTCGCTCTCTTCTTGCTCGATGCATCGTCTACCACACCAAGGTTAGGACGCTTCTCTGCATTACGAACACCAGCAGGATTTTGACCAAGTCCAAAAGACCAAAACCCGATACCATCAGCAGTAATGAAATGGCCATCACTCCAAACACCACTTGTATGCTGCTCACCAAAATCGGCACGATAGCGTTTGTTATCCATTAACTCTGCCTGAACGTCACCAATAAGCTTTGCGGCTTTGGCCTCTGTCTCAGAAGCGAGAATCATTCCGGTAAGCTCACCACGGGCTTTTAAGATGAGCGGTATAAACACATCTGCAAAAACAGACTTGGCGTGTTCGCGTGCCCACTCCAACACAACAAAAACGTTATCGCTTTTTAAAAGATCATCGGATGCCCTTTTGTGAAACCAACCGAAATCACAATCGATATAATGAGGGAAATAATACTTGCATGCGGCTTCAAAATTTTCGGGACGCAAGAGAAACTGTATTCGCTTCTCACGCTCTTCAGGAGACTCGTTCTTAACCGACTCTGTAGCCTTGCTTACGCGTAGTTTAAGTTCGAGCCAAGAGTCCCACGCTCTGTCGTCTACCTTGCTCATGAGTTTGTACGTTTACTGTTCAGGTAAGATTCAGCTAAGGGCACTAGCTTCTTTGCAATGGGCAAGTCTAGTTCTTGCGTATGGTCAAGAAAATCTGTTACAATCTTTACAATCTGAGACCACGCGATTTCTTTCGACTTAATTGTGGTATAGAGTTTTTGCAGACCATCTGTATTACCAGCTTGAATAAGTGGCAAGGTTTCTCCGGCCTTTCTTTCTCGCTCCCATTTTTCAGTAAGCTCTTCCAGTGCTCTTAATTGATAATCAATAAGTTTTTGCACACGCTCCGCTGAAGCTTCCGTTCTCATCTTACTTTCAGAGAGCTTCTTTTTCCATTCACCTTCCTTTGCCCACGTACTAAGTGTCTTCTCGGACACCTTCATCATTTCGGCAATTTGCTTCTGTTCCCATCCGGCATCGAATAGAATTTTTGCGGCTCCTTTTTTCTCCTTCGACATGTGTTGAATTAAAATCTGCTTCAAAAATCACTCGAAAACAGTCGGATAAAAACACCTTGTTTACTTCAACTCACACGTGCGCGAGTTGAACTCCTGAACGCTTGAGTTTAAGTGAAGTAGCGTTTGCACGTGCTGAAATATGCTCTCACTTTTGAATCCACAAGCACGAAGAGTGCACAAAAAATCTAACAACTGATTAATGTTTGAGCTAAGAGCAAAGTCAAAAAAAGAAACTGATCTCATCCTATATGGTGGAATAGCCGAATGGGATGAGATACGTGCAAAGGACTTTGCCAAAGCTCTTGCAACAGCTAAATCACAGGGCTATGAAAAAGTAAATCTTAGAATCAATTCTCCGGGAGGTTCAATCTTTGAAGGGCTTGCCATCATTTCACAAATGCATGCTTTCGGTATAACTGTAGTTGCAATCGTGGATGGTGTAGCTGCCAGCATGGCCTCGTGCTTAGTTGCTTCTGCGAATGAGTCCTACATGGTACGCGGAGCGCGTATGATGGTTCATCAGGGACAGGGCGGAGTGATTGGATCAGCCAATCAGATTAAGAACTATGGAGAATTACTCTCTTCACTCAATAAAACCATTGCTGATATTCTTGCTCGTAAGACCGGGAAAGAAGCTCAGTGGATTTTGGAGAACTGGATGGCTGAGGGAAAAGATACCTGGTTAACCGCTGAAGAAGCACTTGAAGCAAAATTGATCAATGGCATTATTGAAGGCAATGTAAAGCCGATGCCTAAAACAGCGAATGCCAGTTTATTGGATATGGCTGCTCATTATCAACAACAACTTGACCAAAACGAAAACTCGATGAATAAAGAACAACTCATCAAACTGCTTGGCCTAAAGGCCGAAGCAACCGAAGCGGAAATAACCGCTGCGATTGAAGATTTAAAAAAGAAGGAGACCGCACCCGCGACCCCTCCGGCAACTCCACCAGCTCCTGCCACAGACGATAAGTCTAAGATGGTAGAAGCCTTTATGAAGCTGGCGGATGAGCGTGGCGTGAAAGAAGCAAAGCAAGTAGCTGCTTTGAAATCGGTTGCTGAGACAAACATCAGTGCCGCTTTTGATCTGTTGCCACAGGCTTCTTCTGCACCTGCTGCCGGAAGCTTAAGTGAGTTGATTGCTCAACTTAAGGCACAAGGAAGCGATGCTAAACCGGATCGTAAGAACTGGACGCTGAAGGAATGGGAAAAGAATGACGAGGCTGGTCTTTCTGCCATGATCAAGAATGACTTGGCTCAGTACAAGAAATTATTTAAGGCACAGTACAATTATGAGCCTACTGATGCCGATTTCCAAGGACTTTTAAACTAACCGAAAATGGCAGATAAAATCTTATGGCCCTTTGGCTTGGCCGACCACCTAAAGCCTGCGTTTGCAGCAACACTTGCTGTTACGATTGAGAATCGTAAAACCATTCTTGAGCCAGCCATCCTTACAGGTGACATGACTCTTGATATAACCATCGATCCTGAATTGGAAGATGCAGAGTTGTTGGTTGTCATTAAAGCAACAGCCAATGCCGATGATGTAACCTTTGGAAATGGCATTGATGCCCCAGTGCTTGTTGGAGTTGCTGGAAAGACGAAGGTTCAGAAATTTCAGTTGGTGGGTGGAAAATTCATCCCTGAAGGCGCACCTTATCAAATCGACTAACCCTTAACGAAAAAAGAAAATGAGCGAAGTTTTAAAAAGGCACTTTAGTAGCGATGTTCAGGAACGTTTGTTCCCCGACAATACTTTCTATGCCACTGCGCAATCTGATGCTGCTGGAATCGATACGCTGGAAATTGAAATTCCACAAGATGAGGATGGCGATATCGAGGTAATTGAGAACCCTACCAAGTTCCCAATTGAATCAATGACAGAGGAAGATAAGCGACTCACCTATGGTGCGAAGTTGCTTGTGACACGTCCGCACACGATTACTTGGGAGAATCAACTCTTGACTTCGTATGATAAGCGTGCAGCGAAATCAAGAAAGCATGAGGGCAGCATTCAGACCCAGCTTGCTAACAACATCATGCACGATTGGGCTACCACAAAAGAAGCTTTTAAGTTTCTTACTTCTGGTGCCTCACGTACAGCTTCTGCGCCTGGTGCAACTGGTAATAGAAAGAGAGCGGTTGATACTGACTTTTTGAAAGTGTTCTCCCTTTTCAATTCATTGAACATCCCGATGGAGCAACGCATTGTTGTTGTGAACTCAGCGATTTTTGAAGACTTGATCACCATCAGCAAGGACTATGTGAAGGGTTCTGACACTAAGTCAATTGTTGACTCCCTTATGAAGGGTGCTATGGGTCAAATCTATGGCTTCAATGTTTTCATGAGAAGCCAAACAACCAGCTTCACCAATGATGCTGTACCTCTTAAAAAGGCACCTAAAGCTGCAAAGGCAGCAACTGATTGTGCTTCTGCAATCTTCTTCCATCCAAAGTTTGTGCGCTACATCAAAGGCACTGTAATGGTCAACGCTGATCCTTACAACAAGCCTGAGCTTGCTGGAGGTCGAAACTTTAACCTAATGGTTCGCGGTGGTGGAGCTACTTCTCGCTTGAGTGAGACAGGAGTTGCAGCCTTGATCGAAGACGAGGCATAAGAAATGGTAACCTGAAGACCCCACACGATGGCGCAAGCCTGATGTGTGGGTCTTTACCAACCCTTAGTGAATGGAAGAGCCAGAGGAGCCTATTGATCTCGATAGCCTTAAGCCCAGGGAACTGCTGATTGTACTTGCCAAGGATGTTCGCGAAATGAAAAGCGACATGCGTAAAATGGAGAAAGCGAAACAAGAGATACACCTGAAGGTGAATACGCTGGAGACAAAGAGCAAAGTGAACGGTGGTTTTGCTGGATTCTTTGCCGGACTAGCAACCATCATTCTTGAACGACTTATACGATGAACGCCTTTATCAAATTCTTAAAACGATACAACGAGTTGTGGCTAGGCCCACTCGGATTAATCGTGTGGCTTGCCAGCCCTGCACTGATTCGATTCCTAGACAGTGAAGCGGCAGTGTACGACACGGCTGTTTTTCAAAAACTGATTTTCGGTTTAATCACTTTCTCCTTCTGCACATTCAACGTGTGGATTGCGCTGAAGCTGACGATGCCGGGAGTTTTCCGATACCTCACGGAAACATTTGATGAGGATTTCTCTAACCTAAATGAAAACCAGAAATGGGAAAAATTAAAACTCTCCTTTGCAGTCTTTGCCTGTTATTTATTGGGCTTACTGCTGGCTATGCAAGTACTTTAGACGACAGTCAAAAGTCTCTAGCCGATGGTAAAGAGCAACTGCGCGAAGCGGTAGCTATTACCTACACCTCGCAGATCGGTGTAAAAGAAACTCTTGGCAAGAATGACTCGCATCAAATCCGCGCCTACTTAAAAGTTACTGGATTCGATCAGCCAGTTGCCTGGTGCGCAGCCTTTGTGTCCTACTGCTTTACTGAAAATGGAATTGATAACCCTAAGAGTGCATGGAGTCCATCTTGGTTTCCTCCTGATCGGGTAATCTATTCTAAAGGTCAACCGCTAAAAATCAAACCACTGAAGGCCGATGTATTCGGAGTGTACTATGCCAATATGAAACGGATTGCACATGTGGGATTTGTAGATAGTTGGCCACAAGGTGACTACGCCATTACTGTAGAAGGCAATACCAACGATAATGGAAGCCGAGAGGGTGATGGTGTGTACCGAAAACGAAGATTGAAAGCAAACATATACCGAGTCAGCCGCTGGATATAGCGGCACTTAATAGATACTTAAATCCCCCTCATACGTGAGGGGGATTTTATGAAGGCGATGTAGAGTAGCTGGTAACTCGTCAGGCAAAAAACCTGAAAGCCGTGGGTTCGAACCCCACTCTCGCAACAAATAACAATTATGAAAAGTAAAGTTCTTCTTTTTAGCGTAGTGGCTGTGCTTCTGTTGCTGGTGTGTGGGTGTAGCCGAAAGGTTGCGCCTACCACCTCAACTGAAGTGAAGGATAGCGTATATGTGAAAGAGACAATTCGGTTTGACACTTTACGCATACCAGGAGAAACCATCCGCGTAATAGAGGAACACTTTATCGAGTGTGACTCAGTCACATTAAAGGCCAAACCTAAATCCAAAAAGTACAAGGGGTCACGTTCCAGTCTTACTCTAACCATCGACAAGAATGGTACGCTTAAGGCAGAAAGTCACTGCGATAGTCTTGAGCGAATTCTTGCGCTAAAGGATACAGAGATTACCCGATTAAAATCGGAAAAGAAGGTGATCACATTACCACCTGTGGTGACACACGAACCGCGATGGTATGACATTGCCCTTAGATGGATAGCATTTATTGCATTACTATTTATTCTCATTCGACTTAAACTCTCCTAATATGAGCGAGCAACTAAAAGCAAAAGCCAAAGAATACTTCGAGCAATACCCGAAGGAAGAAATTATTTACATCACATCTGACGGGCAGGTATTTCTATCTGCGAATCGTCACGATGGACAGAATCACCAACGCTCTCTGAAGGAAGGTGAGATTACTCCGGTAAGAAGGAGTAATGTGATGGAGGGTTCGGGAACCGTAAAACTCTCTGATGAGGAAGAGGATGACTTAGCTGAATTGGAAAGACTGCGTTTGCAGGCCGAGGAAGAGGCAAAGGCAGCGGATGAGGAGGCTCGCTTGAAAGCTGAGGAAGAAGCTAAAGCAGCTGAAGAGGAAGCGCGTTTGAAAGCTGAAGAAGAAGAGAAGGCAAAGGCAGCAGAAGAGGAAGCTCGCTTGAAAGCCGAGGAAGAAGCCAAAGCAGCGGAAGAGGAAGCTCGATTGAAGGCAGAGGAAGAAGAGAAGGCGAAGAAAAATAAGGGCACAAAAAACAAGTAACACATGGCAGGACTACCTAATGTAACGATTGAGCTGCTGAATGGACAGCTTGGACAGGTGGAAGGAACTGAAGACGGAGTAACCGGATACTTGCTTACAAGTGCCGTGGCTCCATCAGGACTTGCACTCACCACTGCAAAACAACTCTTCAGCCTGAAGGAGGCCGAAGATATTGGCATCACAGCAGCGTATGACACTGCACAAACGACCAATGTTTACAAGACCCTTAAAGATCACTTTGCCAAAGCGGGTGATGGTGTTGAAGTGTGGGTAATGATTGTCGCAAAGACAAACACCTACGCTGTAATGCTGGATAAGGCAAACAACATCGCCAAGAAGTTGATTGTTGACTCAGGCAAGCGCATACGTCTGTTTGGTTGCTCTCGTATACCTGATGGAGCGTATGTTCCTACGTACACCAATGGACTTGACAATGATGTGAGTGCCGGAATGGACAAGCTTCAGGAGTTATTGGTGGAGCAATATGGCCTTATCAATCCGGTTCGTGCCATCGTAGATGGCCGCGATTACCAGGGCAATTCAGGTACGCTGATAGACCTCAAGACAAAAACCACCAACCGTGTTGGAGCGTGCCTTGTAACCGATGTGGCCACTTCTAAGAATGCGGCTATTGGTTTGGTGTTGGGAAGAGCAGCTTCGATACCCGTACAGCGCAAAATTGCACGAGTAAAGGACGGTGATCTTGGTGTTGAGAACATGTACCTCACGAATGGCACAACCAAGATCGATAGTCTTACAGATGCTGAGCTTGGAGTGATCCACGACAAAGGATGGATCATCGCGAGAAAATTTGTAGGCAAGAGCGGATACTTCTTCAACGATGATCACATGGCGACCGCTTCCAGCGATGACTACTCAACACTCTCTCTTGGACGGGTGATTGACAAAGCAGTGTTGATCACGTACAAGACCTACGTTGATGAGATTCAGGACGACCTTGAGGTTGACACCGATGGATTTCTTGTACCGGGAGTGGTGAAGTCTTACCAGAGCAAAATTGAGAGTGCTCTTGAAGCCAATATGCTTGGTAGCACAGAAGAGACCAACAATGTAAGTGGCATTCGTGCAATCATTAATCCTGCTCAGAACATTATCAGCACCAGCAAAGTGAGTGTTGAGATGCGCATAAGGCCGAAGGGCTACAGCAAGGACATTGTTGTGAAACTTGGATTTGAAAACCCTGCTAACTCCTAACGACTATGTTTAACAGCGAAGAATACGGTTTTATTGACATACAAGTTGTAATGCTTGGCAGACCCATTGTTGGTCTGCGTAAGATTCGTTACAAGAGTATGCAGGAAAAAAGCAACGTGCATGGTGCCGGAGCAAAACCAATTGCCAGAGGCCGTGGCAAGATTGACTATGATGGAACGATTACCATTCTGTTCAGTGAATTGCGCGCCCTGCTTGCAAGCCAAGGACAAAAGGTTGATGGCCCCATTAAGCTACGCCCTTTCGATATCACTGTAGTGTATGCTCCTTCAGTAACCTCCATCATCAATACAGATCGCCTGGTATTTGTAGAAGTAACAGAATGCGAAGTGGATTGGAACAACGGAGATCAGTTTGCAGAGATTGACCTACCGATTGTTATCGGAGACATTCAGTACAATGTGTAAACACCCCCTCTCGATCCTCGGCCCTCGAAAGAAGGTCGGGGTGTGAGGGTATAAATAAACCAGCAGCAACATGAGCAAAACAACAAAAGCACAAATTGAAGAGTGGGTAAAGAAGTATGGTAAGGGAAATGTGATCGAACTTGAAAGCGATGACAAGACCTGTTTCATATTCAACCCCATCACCAATCTCAACATCATGAAGATGGCCATTACGGCCAGACGCACAAATGCCGGAGGTATGGTGGATACGATTTTGAACAACTGCTTTATTGGCGGTGACGATTCTTGCAAAACAGATGATGCCTTCAGACTTGGCATTGAGGAGCAGATCGATAAGCTTATTGACATTCCTGAAGCAAAGGTTGAGCGTGAAGGATTGAAAGCCACTATCAGTATTGAGTCACATAGCATTGAGGTACGCGTAGCGAGCCGAGCAGACATACGTTATGCTGAAGATCGCAACAAAGATAATACTGCGCTGAACACTCAGATTTACTTACTGGAGCGTACCATCACTGACAAAACGAAATTGGATGAACTCAAGAAAGACAATCGTCTTTACCTGAGCGTACTCCTTTCTGTTGGTGAGTTGAAGGACAAAAAGTACGTCTCCCTAAAAAAGTACTAGAGCAGGCATCCATTAGCGATCATAACTGGATTCGAAAGTATGATGCTCTGCTCGAATATCACCTCAAGATAGACCCCAACAAGCTCACCGATAAAGAGTGGGCTGAGAAAGTGCAAAACCTTATCTGGGCGCGTGATCGCGAAAACAATAAGGGAGTTGAACAGCTTCTAAAAAACCTCTTAGGCAAATGAAGATTTACGAATATGTGATACGACTAAAAGACCAGGCGAGCGATAAGCTTAAACGCCTTGGTGGAAATACGTCTATTGCTGATCGTAATGTGAACAAGCTTGATGGAAGTTTCAATAAAGCCACTTCATCAGGCAATATGTTTGGCGGAATGGCCAACATGGTTGCCCGTTATGTTGGGCCAGCTGTATTGGGTGCAGCTCTTCTTACCACAACGGCCAAAGCTTCAACGCTTGCACGGGAATTTGAACAGACTCGGATAAGCTTCGAGGTAATGGTTGGCAGCGTTCAACGAGGAAGAGTCTTGTTGAGCGAGATAGAGGAGATGGCCAACGTCACACCTTTTACGGGCAGAGACCTGCAAGGTGCTTCCAAGACTTTACTAGGATTCGGTGTCGATGCCAAAAAGATTCTTCCAACTCTAAAGATGTTGGGAGATGTATCCGGAGGAAATGCGGAACGACTTCGGCTACTATCACTTGCTTATGCACAGAGCCAGGCAGCCGGAAGGCTGATGGGACAAGACCTTTTACAAATGGTGAACAGTGGGTTTAACCCACTCCAAGTCATAAGTGAAAAGACAGGCATCAGCATTGGCAAACTGAAGAAGGCAATGGAAGACGGAGCCATCAGTGCCAAGATGGTTGAGTCAGCATTCCGCGATGCTACCAGTGAAGGAGGACGATTCTTTGGCATGATGGATAAGCAGAGCGAGACCTTTGAGGGTCGCTTAAGCACGATGCAGGACAAGTGGGATATTCTGCTCCGCTCGATGGGGCAGAATTTGAATGACACGCTTTCTCCATATCTGGACATCGTTATTCAGAAGCTTGACAGGCTTAATAATCCGGTTGCAGCTATAGGCAATGAAGACAGTGGTGAGTTAAAAGCAATTCGAAAGCTCAACACAGAAATAAAACCACTGCTTGAAAAGTATGAGCAGTTGTCAAAAATAAAGGAGCGAACAGCCGAGCAGAATAGAGAGATACTTAGGATTGACGAACTGATCAAGCGCGACTTCAGACAGGGCTTGGACATTCGCGATAACAGAGTTGTAGGCATCGATGTGAATAAGGGTCTTAAAAGTATCTCCAACGAGAATGAAGCCTATGTCTCTTCGAATTTGGACAAGGTCATTGAGCTTCAGGAGAAATTAAAAGGCGTTCAGCGAATCATTGATAACAAGGGAGAAGGGCCAACTGATTGGATGGGCAGGAAGCTGGATAAAACTGATGCTGTCAAAAATCTACTTGAAGCGGAGAAGAAGAAGGTTGCTATTGAAGATCAGATTAGCAGGCTAAATGCAAATAGAAAGGAAGGAAGGTTTCTTCCTTTTGAGAAAGGAGAAACCACTAAATCAGACTACAGCGATTTAACAAAGTCGGTAGCTGAAAAGGAGAAGGCTGGTATTGACAAGATAACGAAGGGTGGTAAGCAGGCTGTAAACATTACCATCAACTTTGATCAGTTATTGCAGAATACTGGAGATGTAAATGTGACTAATGTACAAGAGAGTATTGCCGATATGGAAAAGATGCTGGTGGAAGGATTGCTTCGTGTTGTTAACAGCGCGAATCAGGCAGCAAATCAATAGCAATGGCCGAACTGAAATTTGACCTGAACGAACTATACCAACGCGCCTTCGGACTTGTTCGATTGCCCTACCCTGTTGTGGCCGTTGAGGCTGGAATTGCAGGAGTGAATAATCCTGTAGCAACAGTAAAGGCATACGCGGGAAGTTTAGGTAAGAGCAGATTGGGAGGTAATTATTACTTCCCTCTTACCGTGGTGAGAAAAGCTGGAGAAGGTGTAGAAGAAGGAGGTGAATACACTTTCCCGAATGAGCCAGTTTTCACTATCAGCGGAGCCAAGCAGATTATCCAAACTAAGGTGAATCGCTTTGATGGCAAGGTGGTGTATAAGCAAAACGTGCTGGAAGAATTCAATTTGGAGAACTACCAGGTTAAGATAAGAGGGCTGATCATCAACGAAGAGGATTTTGATGAGTATCCGGAGGTTGAGGTAATGAAGATGAAAGCAATCTTCGAAATGCCCGGAAGTTTGGAGGTTAAGAATTGCCAACTTCTAAACCTGCACAGAATATACAGGCTTGCGTTTGAACGGATAAAATGGATTGAAGTATCAGGGAATCCTTCAGTTCAAGCCTATGAAATTGAATGTCTCAGTGATCAGGAGTTTGACTTGGAATATGCGGAAACGCAACAACAACTTGTATGATAACCATGTTTGTACTGACTTGTGAAATACTTATTGGCACCTTAAAGTTTAATCAGGTGCATGAGATCACCGTGGAGAAAACATGGCGTGATCTCGTGTATCAAAAAGCTGTCATCAAACTTCCGAAATCTGACAAACTGCGCGATAAGATTAAAACGGGAATGCCTGTAACCATAAAGATGGGATATACAGGCGCGAGTTATGCTCAGGGAATTCGTGAGGAGTTCACAGGTTTCGTAAAGTTCATCAAGCCTAACATTCCATTTGAAGTTGAATGCGAAGACGAGATGTATCTCTTCAGAAAAACTAAGCTGAACAAGACTTGGAGCAGGTCTGATAAGCCGACACTAAAGAAGATTGTACAGTACATCGTAGATACAGTGAACGCCACTCACGCAGGTCTTAACATCCGTTTAAGCGGTGCTATACCGGAGGTTAATTTCGAGAAGTTCACCATTGAAAATGGCGTGAACGCTGCACAGGCCTTACAAACCTTGCGCGAAGGGCCATACGGCTTAACCGTTTACCTGCGCAACAAGGAGCTATTTGCAGGCTTGGCATACCAGCAAAACAACGGAACAGTAAAGTACAGTTTCGCGCAGAATATTATTGATAACGATCTCGAATTCAGGAAGGCAGAAGACGTAAGCATTAAGGTAAAAGCCATAGGCATTAGCAAAGAAAATAAGAAGATTGAGGTGATTGTGCCGAACGCACCTGCCGATGATGCTGAAGAAAGAACACTTTATTTCTATTCAGTAACGAAAGAGGCAGACTTAAAACGATTGGCAGAAGATGAGATAAAAAGACTTAAGTACACTGGGTATCGAGG